ATAATGCTTCAAAGACCTTGGTCTTTAGTTGATTACAAGCAAGTATTAGATCGCGTACACAGAATCGGAAGCGAAATACATGACTCTATAGTAATTACCGACTATGTTACGGAAGGAACTATAGAAGAGAGAGTTATCCAAGTTTTAGAAACTAAAGCCGATAACTTTGAACAAATTGTTAAAGATAAAGATCAACTTCTAAAACTACTACAAGATGATAAGACAGGAAACCTATGAGTGGAGTCATAAGACTATCTAACTCGGAAATACAGACATTTAAAGATTGTCGCCGTCGTTGGTGGCTAACTTACTATCGTGCATTAAAACCTAAGCATCAAGATATGACTGGTCCACTTGCTATGGGAAGCAGAATCCATGCCGCTCTAGATGCTCACTACGCAAAAGGTGTTCCTTTGCTAACTGCGCACTCTGAATTAATTGAACAAGATAAACAACTTTTACTACAAGATTTTAGAGATGTATCTAACCTTGAAACAGAAGGTGAGTTAGGTCGCATCATGCTTGAAGGCTATGAGCAATGGGTAGAAGAAAATGGTATTGATGCAGAACTTGAGATGATTTCAACGGAGGAAACAATTATTGCTCCACTGTTTAATGGCGAAGTAGAACTTCAAGGAAAACTTGATATGCGTGTTCGTCGCAAAGCCGACGGCGTAAGAATGTTCCGTGACTTTAAAACTGTAGGAGGCTCTTTATCTGAGTTTGCAAATATGGCTCATATGAATGAGCAGGTTATGACATATATGCTTTTAGAGTCTACTAAAACAGATGAGAAGGAAAGAAGTGAGGGTGGAATATTTACACTTCTTAAAAAAGTTCGTAGAACTGCGGCTGCTAAACCTCCGTTCTATGATCAAGTAGAAATTCGCCATAACATATTTACTTTACGCTCTTTCTGGAATAGAATTCACGGAACGATTACAGATTTAATGAGAGTAAGACAGGCGTTAGATGCTGGTGAGAGCCATGCGTTTAATGCTTATCCAAAACCAAGTCGTGACTGTAAATGGAAATGCCAATTTTTTGCTATCTGCCCAATGTTTGACGACGGAAGCGCCGCTGAACAAGCACTTAGTGAAATGTATGAGGAGACTGATCCTTATGCATATTATGAAACAGAGAAAAAAGGAGGCGAGTGACGTATGAGTGAGATCCAACGCTCTCTTACGGTTATGGTGTACGGAGAAAGCAAGGTAGGTAAATCTACTTTTGCTGTAACTGCTCCATACCCACGACTCATGCTTGACGTCGAGGGTGGGCACCGATTCCTACCTATCGTTGTTAAGTATTGGGATCCTCTTCGCGAGGAACCACCAATCGCTGATGGAACTTGGGACACTGTTGTAGTTACAGTTCGTGACTATGACACTGTTATTAAGGTTTATCAGTGGTTACAACTTGGAAAGCATCACTTCAAGAGTTTGATTATTGATTCAATCTCTGAACTACAAGTTAAATGTATGGACAGCATCGCAGGTACAGAACAAATGAAGATGCAACAGTGGGGCGAACTTCTTCGTCACATGGGTGGGCTTCTTCGTGATCTTCGCGATCTAACTATGCATGCTACAAATCCTCTTGAAGCAGTTGTACTTACTGCTATGTCAAGAACAAGCCAGGATGGAAGACACCGTCCATATCTACAAGGTCAACTAGCAATTCAAGCACCATATTTTTACGACATTCTTGGTGCGTTGACAGTAGAGCAAATGGCAAATCCAGACCCACTACAGCCTCCTTATAAAGTAAGGCGTATGTATGTGGAAAGAACAAACGATTATGAGGCTGGCGAGCGAGTACAAGGTCGTCTAGGTTCTATAGTCGAGCAAGACAAGTTATCAATTGAAGTAATGCTTAATACCATTTTTGGAACTAAGCAAAATACTCAAGATAAAACAACTAAAGAAAAGAAAGAGGTATAACAAATGAGTACTCTAAATTGGGGTGACCTCATCAAAGAAGCAGGCGAATCAGGTAACTATGATCCGCTTCCAGATGGTGATTACGATGTTCTAGTCCTAGAGGCTACACATAAAATGACACAGAGTGGCAAAACAATGTTCTCTGTAAAAGCGCAGGTTGAAGGTGGCGCTCATAACAAGCGTCTAGTTTGGGATAACTTAGTTGTTTCTCCAGACAGTCCTGCCGCACTTGGTATCTTTTTCAAAAAGATGCATGCTCTTGGTGTTCCTCGTGATTACTTTTTACAGCAACCAGCGCCAACCAATGCTCAGATTGAGCAAATAATTACTGGTAAGCGTTTCCGTGCTCAAGTTGGAACACGTACTTGGAATGGTTCTAAGAAGAACGAAATCAAGAACTACTACCCAAACGCTGCGCAAACTTCTGCAGCATCTGCTCCAGTTGCCGCTGCTCCAGCGCCAGCACCTGCACCAGCTCCAGCGCCAGCACCTGCTGCTGCTCCTGCTGCTCCGTTCTAAATAAAAAATAGAGTTTACTAGATGTTGTTGTTGTTCAGGGGAATTACCAACAACATCTAGTAACCATCTTAGATATAAGAGGTTTATATGAAGGTATTAATTACAGGGTGCACAGCCTCTCACGCATCCAAAAATACAAACGAAAAAGTTCCTTCATTTGCTGGAAATATTAATAGTGCTTTAACTGAATTAGGTTTTGATGTTACTTGGGAAGATCCTTCAGTAACTATGACTAAAGATTATTTATCTCAATATGACGCCATTTTAGTGGGTATCGCTAAGCCAACAGGTATTGCATCCCACAGGGCATACGGTGCTCTATCCGTAATAAATCACGCTAGTGACCTAGGAACTCTTTCTCTTTTTATAGACACGATAGATCCTCACAAACTTTACTTCAGTCTGGGAGACATATATAGGAAGCCAGAGTCTTTCTTTGGCAGTTTCTACTCTAAAAAACGAGAGTACAAGTTAGCCTTAGAGCCTAAAAACTATGAAAACGTAATAGAGGGCGCTAGAAAACTTTATGGCGGTGCTTGGCCTAAAACAATTATTCCGTCTTACCCTTGGTCTACTGAAGAGGTAGTTACTAAATACATACCTAATATAAACAAAACAAAATTATTCTTAGTTAACCCAGACTCCTACCTTTTAGAAATTAATAACCCGATACACAACTATGCTGATGGAAGTTATTGGTGCATAGATAATCCCAAGACGGATTGGTATCGTAAGGTATCTGTTTCTTTATCTAACCCGCAACTTAACTACAGAGCAACTAAGTGGGAAGGCAATAAAGACATATTGACTAGAATATCTAGTTCAATGGGAGTTTTAGTTTCAGTCTACAAATCTGGAAATCCTTGGTGGTTTCCAACTTTATCTCAAACGCTTTACATAGGAGTACCTGCAATTACTGATTGGAGGTTAACTACGTATATGGGTCCAGAATGGTCAATGCTTCCAAACGCTATAGAGGAGATGAGTCCTATTGAAAGAGTGGAAGTGTCTAAGAAACAGAAAGAGTCTTATATTCAAAATATACCCTCATGGGAGAGTGTAAAAGAAAATATAGGAAACATACTGCTACAAAAGTAATAAACAAACTAACTAGGAAAGGAACAAAAAATGGCTGATGTAGATATCGCCTGGGTAAAAGAGCAACTGACAAAAAACAAGACCAGAAGAATTGTTGGTGACTCTGTTCTAACTCTTCTCAAGTCTTGGGAAGATGTAAAAGAAAAGAATAAAGAACAAAAAGTTGACTACTCTAAAGATATTATTGCTATCTTTGCTAAGTTGTCACTGGGTCACGCTCTTGTAAAAGAAGAAAAAGGCGAGACTTGGGTTCAGGTAACTCCTGGCTCAATTGTTTTGGCAGATTACGTGCGAATAAAGTCTGATGCTTTTGATAATAAAAGCGGTAAAGACTTTAATGGAAGGAGAGGTCGGGTTGTAGGAATTCGTTATGGAGATATTATTATTAAAAGTGATGATAATAAAGCTCCTCTTTTAGACGGAGTTCATTTAAGACCAGATCAATTAGAGAAACGCTTGTAACTTGAAAACAGTTACATATAAGTTCTCTGTAGTTGGGAATAATCATCAAGAGATTATTGACAATATCAAAGAAGAAATATCTTTGTACCTTGCCATAAACTCTGATGACCCACTAAAATATGTTAATTATGAGGTAACTATTGATGGCACCTCTGATAAAAATCTTCCCAAAAAATACAATGCTCAAGTGATAGCGAGGATAAAGGATGACATCAGGTAACGAAGAAACACCAACAACTAATGAACCTACTACCTTACGGGTTGAAGCGCTACGGGAAGCCGCCAGAATTATTTCTGGGGAGCGCAACAAACAGTACGGTGGTCCTGAAGAAAACTTTGAAAGAATAGCAAAAATATGGGAGATAATTTTTGGTATCCCTGTAAGTAATGAAGATGTAGCGATGGCAATGGTTGCTGTAAAAGTTGCTCGCTATGCTTCTAAATCTGGATACCAACCAGATACTTGGATTGATATTGCTGGTTACGCTGCATGCGGTTATGAGGTCGGGAACTTGGAGAATAAACAAAAATAATTTGTAAGTAAATAACCCGATAACCAAACTTTAAAAGGAGAGCCAAGTGTCTCGTGGACCATGGGAATTTGAAGAACCGTTATGCGCAGAAGTTGGTGTAGAAATATTTTACACTGATGATAAAGATGAAAAGAAAGTTGATTCGATGAGTACATATGCAATGGCAAATTCCATATGCAAACAGTGTCCTCACAAAGCCGAGTGTGCTGACTGGGCTATTAAAAATGAACTGTTTGGTTTTTGGGGAGGACTAAGTCCCAAGGATAGAACTAATATAAGAAAGCACAAAAGAATTCCTGTAAATATAGATTTAAAACAAATATAGAATGGAAAATACAACTAGAATTGTCCTACTAGATACGCCTAAAGAAAGGCTATGTATGGAAGACAGTTCAATAGTTAGCCCTATGGCTCTCTGCGAGTTGTGCTGGATGGAAGAGCACTCCAAGTGGGAGCCTCAGAGTGTGAATGAAGATGGCAACATCCTTGTAAAACTTGTTGGTGTAGATATGCCAACAATAATAAACACTGGCTCTGTAGATGTCTGCTGTATGTGCGGATCAGTAACTATTGCTGGGATATATGAGTTAAAGAAGCAAGAAGAAATATACTTTACCAATGATGAGTTTTCAAAGGATTTTGAGTTTAATTTTTACTCTACAGAAGACGAATAGCCTCTAAAAAACTAATGAAAAAAGACACAAGACCTGGGGAAGAGCTTTGGTGTGAGTGGAGTGGATCTGGCTACAATAAAAATAACCCTGACTCAACCGTTTATTACACTTTAGATTATGTAGATATGGATAATGATCTTGTCTCTAGAGCACTAGCATCTGCTATTCAAAGAGACGGGGTTGCCGATTCTTTAGGAGATAGTTTTAAATTAATTGAAAATTGTCAAATAACTAGGGGCTGGTGTGGCATTCTAGAGGAAGAGTTTGAGTACGTAGTGTGTGACGAAAATTCTGAAACCGAGTATGGTGATATAGTAGATAATATTGAATTAACTACTTGGATAGAAATATAGTAAATATAGTGTTTTAGTCAGTAGATTTATAGTGCTTTAGTTTAAAATAGAGCATATGTGGAAACCAGCAGAAAGCCTTAGATGGCAGAGTGAAGCCTTATGCGCTAAACCATCAAATAAAAAATATTTAGACTGGTTCTTTTCTAAAGATTTTTCTCAAAAATATGATGCTAAAAATTTATGTTTCTCCTGCCCTGTGAGAAAAGATTGTTTACAGTGGGCTTTAGAGCACAGACAAATTTGGGGAATATGGGGAGGCAAAGATGAAATTGAGATCCGCAGAACTCTTTCTGTTTCATATCTTGGAGAAGAGACTCGACGCCGTAGATACCCTAACTGTCCGTTCTGTACTGCTAGACCTGGCAAACTAGAAACATCTGTAGAAAAACTATCAACAACTGGAAGATGGACTACAGCAAAAATTGTTACCTGTACCGAGTGTGGCTTTGCTTGGAGAAGTAGAACTAGCGCCAATGCAGTAGAGGCGTATAAGGCTGAGAAAATTGATAAAGCAGCCAAGTTAGAGAAGAAAAAAGAGAAATTAAGGAAGAAAAACAAGCGTAAAAAAGCAGTTTCATAGCCTACTTGCTATTTTCTATCCTACCTACTAGTATTGCCTCTCAAGAGACAAAATGACTAGGAGCAAGAATGTTAAAGAATAAAGTACGTATATTAGGTTTAGCCACTGCGCTAACACTTATTGCCAGCCCAGCCTTTGCTGGATGGGCAGCAGATACAGATGCACAAAGCACAGTATCTCGAATGAAGTCTGAAGATTTGCTTCAAACAAGAGCCGATGGCTACTTTGCAATCACTTTAGATGAAATCACATCTACACCACAGACATCTGGTCTTACCAATGCCCCGTCTGCTAAAGCAAAATACGCAGTTATTATTGATGGTGTTGTTGATCGGATAGTTACTTGGGATGGTTATTCACCAAACCGTGTAATTGATTCATATGGAATTATTGTAAAGCTTCCTGCTAATGCTGGAGTTAAGTATGTTGATTCAAGGGGTATAACTCGCCTTAAGCCAATTACTCAAGGCTCAATTGTTTCTGTATATGTAGCACCTGATGTAAAGGTAACTCCTACATATGAGATCACTCAATTGTCTCCAGTAACACTCCCAACTGAGCCAACTGGTTCTGCTGTCTCAGAGGCAAACTCTTCAGTAGTTACCTCTCAAACACTTAATTCTAACAACTCAGTCTCAATGACTGTTGAGGTTGCTGGCGTTCAGGATCTGCCGTCTACATCAGTTGTTTCTGTATACACAGTTACAGATGGTCGCTCAACTAC